CACGAACTTTATGGCTTCAAGACAAAGATGAAGTTCAAGGTAGCCCTGTTTAGTCCGGCTTACGGCGACAGGCTTTACCCGTACTTCGACGAGAACCGGGATATGATAGCCTTTAGCCGTGAGTTCCAGCGGAAGACGGCAGACGGCAAAATCCTGACCTTCTTCGAGACGTACACGAAGGATTTGCACTACCTTTGGAGCTGCGAAACAACAAAGGACGGACAGAAGACCAACCAATGGGAACCCGTACAGGGCTACCCGAAGCCGATAACAATAGGCAAAATCCCGGTAGTGTACGGAAGCCAGCTAAAGGTAGAATGGGAAGACGTGCAAAGCCTTATAGACAGATTGGAAAAGCTCCTTTCCAACTTTGCAGACACGAACGACTACCATGCCAGCCCCAAGATATTCGTACAGGGCAGGGTAATAGGCTTTGCACGCAAAGGCGAAGCTGGCGGCATTATTGAGGGCGAGAACAACGCGGACGCTAAATATTTGAGCTGGTCAAGCGCACCCGAAAGCGTGAAGTTAGAGATAGAGACCCTTCTAAAGCTTATCTACGCCATCACGCAAACGCCGGACATTTCCTTTGACACCGTGAAGGGCATAGGAGCCGTTAGCGGCGTAGCCCTAAAGCTTCTTTTCATGGACGCGCACTTAAAGGTACAGGATAAATGCGAGATTTTCAACGAGTACCTACAGCGGCGTATTAACATCGTGAAGGCTTACTTAGGCATAGCAAACAAGGCATGGAAGACAGCAGCCGACAAGCTTATAGTAGAGCCGATTATTACGCCCTACATTATTGAGGACGAGCAAAGCAAGATTAACATCCTTACAGCCGCCAACGGAAACAAGCAGATTGCAAGCCGGAGGGCTACCGTTCAGCGTTTGGGCTGGGCAGATGACCCGGACGAGGAAATAAAGGCCATAGAAGCCGAGGAAGCACAGGAAAACAGCTTCTTACAGGGCGAACCGACCTTCTAAGCCCTCAAAGCGTATCAATTTAGGACATTAAAAGGCCGTAGGGCGCGTTTTACCTCGCGGCTGGTGTAATTACCCACCCAAGGAAATAAAAGCGTTCTACGGCGTTTTTTCGATGAAATAACTATGCCGAACAAAAGAGAAAAGATAATTTTGCAGCTTAAAGGCTTCGACGCTGCCCATTACAGGCGAACGGAAGCCTACGCCCATCAGATTGACAAGCTTTGCAGCCTTGCGGCAGCAGACTACGCCAGCCTTGCGGGTACGCTGTTCCAGCCAGACCAAAACAAGCCGTTCAGTTTTGACGATTACCCTCGCGCCCGGAAGGAAGCCCAGCAGATTATTAACGGGCTTGCTAAAAAGATAGAAGGCGTAGTAGTTAGGGGAACGGAAGCGGAATGGCGGGCAGCTTGCGACAAGAACGACGCTTTTATTAGGTCAATAGTCAGAACCAGCAAGCTAACGCCGGAGGAAGCGGCGCAGTTCCAAGCCCGGAACCTTGAAGCCTTGCAGGGGTTCCAAAAGCGGAAGGTAGAAGGGTTAGACCTTTCCCAGCGCGTATGGAAGTACGTAGGCGACATAAAGGACACGATGGAACTGGGTATAGACGTAGCGTTAGGCGAAGGCAGGAGCGCACAGCAACTAAGCCGGGATTTGCGGGAGTGCCTACAGGAGCCTAACAAGCTCTTCCGGCGCGTCCGTGACAAGTACGGGAACCTCCAGCTTAGTAAGGCAGCAAGATTGTACCACCCCGGACAGGGCGTTTACAGGAGTTCGGCAAAGAACGCCATGAGGTTAGCCCGGACAGAGGTAAACATGGCCTACCGGGAAAGCGAGTTCTTACGCTGGCAGCAGCTGGATTTTGTCGTAGGCTTCCGCGTGATGTTGAGTAACAACCACACCGTTTTAGACAGCAAGGGGAAGCCCCAGCCGTTAGTAGACATTTGCGACGAATTGGCGGGCGACTACCCTAAGACCTTCCGTTTTGAAGGCTGGCACCCGCAATGCCGCTGCGTGGTAGTGCCTATTCTTTCCGATTACGACGAATACAACAAAGGCAGGGCAAACAGGCTAAAGGCGATTGTTAAGGGCGAGAGCTACAAAGCCATGCCTTCACGCCGGACGGTTACAGCCATGCCGGAGAACTTTACGAAGTACGTAGAGAGCATAGCAGACCGGGCAAAGGGTTGGAGAAGCCAGCCCTACTACATAAAGCATAACTTCCAAGGCGGCAGGATCGATGGCGGCTTACTTCCGGGAGTGGCAACCCGGATGAACGGAGCGACAACAGCAGCGACGCAGAAGACGGTAGAACCCTGTACGGAGTTTGACGCAAGAATAACAGGGCTTAAACGCTGGGCTTACGCTATGGGCTTAGACCTTACGAAAGCCGATGCCCTACGGCTTGCAGGTAAGCGTAACGAGCTTGAAGCGGAGTTAGACAGGCTCGATGAGATTTCCGAAAAGCGACAGGAAGAATGGCTCATGGCCTACGCGGAGCTTCAACAGGTACGCAACCAAATTAGCAAGCTCAACAAAGCCGTAGCCGACAAATATACGGCGATTTGCGGAGCTAACAGATGCGAAGCCGGGAAGTATTACGCGGATTGCATTAAGAACCTGCGGGAAGCGAAGATAGCAGCGGAAGCAGACTTAAAGAAGGCAATAGAAGCAGAAGCGAAACAAGAATATTCCCAGCACATGCCGGAGGAACTAAAGAGCGGTAAAGACTACCTCATGGGCGAAGATTACGTTTTTGATAAAGCTTTCTTCAACCTGTTAAAATCCAAGCCAACCCTAAAGATACCGCACACCAATAAGGGAAGCTACGAAACCGACAACGGCAGGACGGTAGTATTAGACAACGATAGACGCGCCCAGCTTTCCAAGTGGGAGAAGAAGGCCGTAGTTTACCATGAGTTCGGACACGCCATCGGCGACCAAAGAAGCCTTATATACGGGAGTACGGAACTGCGGGAGCTACGCGAAAGGCAGATAGCCCGGTTAAAGAAAATGGTTACTTACGATAAGACGGAAGAACACTACGACTACACCAAACGGGAATGGGTACGTACTACCAAGAAGGCAAGGCAGATGTACGCTAAAGCACTTTCCGCGAGAATAGACCGCGTTTATGCCCGACTAAAAAAGTTTGGGGATGAAGTCTTTACGCGCCGGGGAATATCCAAACATGACGCTTTAGAGCAGATAGGAAGTTTACAGGACACACTAAAGAGCCTTATCAATTCGCCGGGCGTAGGCTGGGGACATTCTACAAGCTACTTCCAAAGTGTGTCTATGCGCAGGCATGAATATCTGGCGCACTGCTTTGAAAACGCCTTCTTAGGAAACCGCGTATTCCAGCATTTTATGCCAACGGAATACGCGGAAATGATAGCTTATATAAAGAGCCTAAAGTTTAGTTAGGCGAGGTATAAGGAGCCGTCCGGGATTGCACCTATATAGGTAGCCTTCTTAGGCGGCTCTTCATTATTGCCCGGATAGACTGCCACAAGCTTACGGCGACCTTCGAGACATTCCCGGAGTATTGAAGCGGCCTTCTTTTCCGAAGGTTCAGCAATAAGCAGAAGGCGCACTAAGTCCAATTCATCCGACTCCTCGGAGAAAGCAAGGAACCCGGTTATAAGGGCTTCATTCGGTAGTGCCGTTAGTGGCTTCTTTCCTTTGGTGGTTTGTACGTTTGGAACTTTCATATTCAGCTATTCTAAAGTTAATTCTTCTACAGGCATAGGAGCACCCGGAGCCGGAGGGTACAGGAAGCACACGACGCTGTTATACCGGGAAGCCCATTTCTTGAAGTAGCGAAGGCACAGAGGGCGCATGAAGCGCGGCCAGCGGTTGAAGCGTGAAGCCCACCTTTGGCAGTTCATTTGCAAGGCTTTGATTTCGTAACGCTTCCAATTCAAGGCCAGCGTATCAAGCTCCTGCGCTAATTCTTCTATTCTTTCGTTTGTCATACACCTAAACTATTGTTTCCGGGTGCAAAGTTATGAAATTTCCGGCATACAGCCAAACGATACCCGGAACGGGAGCAACCAAATAGGCGCAAACCCTGTAAATAAGCGGTTCAGCCGTAACCAACCGACACCAAACAAAGCCTTTTCGTGAAGTTTTGGCGAAGTGTTTGTTTGCTTTTGGCGATTGTCGTACCAATATAATACGTTAATTTTGCAGCGTTTTAACGCTTTAAATACAAACAAAATGGATTTATTACAACAGATTTTAGCACTACTGAAAGCTCAATTTCCGGGCGTGCGAGAAGACGGTTTACAACAGTTGGCGGCTGCTCTCAGCCTACAGGTTGAAACCAAGGAACAGGCTACCGAACTCGTAGGGAAACTTACCGCCGAGAAGGTAGACAATTACGTAAAGGATTGGCGAAAGAAGGCAGACGCTGAGATAGCCAAGGCAAACCAAACTTTTGAAAGCGGCCTTAAAGAAAAGTACGATTTCGTAGAGAAAGGCAAGCCAGCACCCCAGCCGAACCCGCAACCGAAGCCAACCCCCGGCGGCATTACCTTAGAACAGATTAAGGAGCTTATCCACAGCGAAATGGCTGGCGTACAGCAGAGTATTACAGACATTAACGCCGGACGGGTAGCAGCAGACCGGGAAGCCCGTTTTGTCAAAGCCTTAGACGATGCCGGAATCAAGGGGAAGACCCGCGACCTTCTTTTAGACGGGTTCAAGGGTAGAACCTTTGCAGACGATGCAGCCTTTGAGAGCTTCATGACTACGCAGGGAACGGAACTAACCGCCCTTGCACAGGAACAGGCCGACAAGGGGCTGTTAAGCGGAGGAAAGCCGATATTCGGAGCCGTGAACGAACAAGGCGTTTCCAAAGCAGTACAGGACTACATCGCTTCGCGCACTTCCGGCGACACCCTTACGGGTAAGGAAATTTAAGTTTAACCATTTAACGCAGTTCAAACTATGAGCTTGAAGATTAAGCGACAGAGCGACACGCGAGTAGTACACGCCTGCACCCACAACCTTGCAGACATTCCCAACGGTGTAACCGTTAGTTCCAAGGAGCTGATACCGGGAACCCACCTAAAGGAAGGTTCGGCTATTGGTTTGGGTTCCGACGGACTCTATCACGTAGTCAAGACCGCCGAAGTATTGGAAGCCGTAGCAGCATCGGGAACCGCCATAAAGGTAGCCAAAGGCCACCACTTCAAAGCTGGCGATTTCGTGATGGCAGCAATTAACGGGAAGGCTTACGCCATTTCCGCTATTGACACCACCAGCGACCCCACCTACGACACCATTACGATAGGCACAGCCATTGGCGCAGTAGCCAAGGGCGCAGTAATTATGCTGGCCGACGCAGAGCACGCCTCCAGCGGTGCAGCCTTTAAGTACACCCCGAAGGCACTTACAGGCGACCACTACGACGTTAAGGCTTTGGAAAACCACCTCGTTAGCGCGGTTACTATTGGCCAGTTCAAACAGAGTGTTATCCCGCCTATTTCGGACGCTATTCTTAGCGCACTGAAGGGCATAGTATTAATCTAAAGAGAAAGGCAGTAAGTTATGATACAGACTCTTATGGTAGGACTTGTAGAGCGAGACATGCAGGGCGTAATTAACAGCTACGACCTGAAGCCTTACTACTACCCTACGCTTTTCCCGTTGAAGCAGAACTATACGCTTACGTGGAAAGCCCTTGAAGCACAAACGGGCTTGAAGATTGCAGCCGACCTCGTAGCGCGTGGCGTTTCCATTGACAAGAAGACCCGTGAAGCACTTAACCGCATACAGGGCGACATCCCCAAAATTGCGATTAAGCGCACCATGAACGACGAGGAGCTGGACGATTACGACGTTATGGTAGCCATGACTTCGCAGAACCCCGACCTTCGCGCTTTGGTTGAGGTTTGGGCGAAAGATACCGAATACTGCTGGACAGGCGTAGCCGCCCGTTTGGAGTGGATGGCCTTGCAGCAGATTTCGCTGGGTAAGATTACGCTTACCAAGGACAACAACGTAAGCGTACTTTCCGAGTACGACGTGGACTACGAGATACCAGCCGAGCAGAAGCTGGGTTATCAGACAGGCAGCACAAGCTGGGATAACGTGAGCGCGAAGCCTATTTCCAAGGACTTCAAGAACATCGTTAAGGCAGCACGCGCCAAAGGTATTCACTTGAAGTTTGCGTTTATGAACGTCGATACGTTCGCCAAGTTCGCAGACACCGAGGAAGTACAGAAGAAGTGCGCAAGCTTTGCGGCCAACGCCCTCGACTTGCAGGACACCCCGGATTTGGAGACCGTGAACAAGGCCATGAAGAAGCTGGCCTACCTTTACGGCTTGCAGATTGTGGTTATCGACCAGGACATCACCTTAGAGCTTGCAGACGGAAGCCGCCCCTACAGCGGCAACCCGTTCGCCGACGATGTGGTTATGTTCAGCGAGACCAAGCAGCTGGGTTATACCTATTGGAAGACCCCGGCAGACAACAAGCTGCAAGGCACAGCCGCAATTAAGGCCATGAACGGCCACACCCTTATTAAGAAGTTCGCTAACGAGGAACCCGTAGAGGAAGTAACTATGGGCGTGGCTAACGCTTTCCCGGCGTGGCTTTCGTCTTCCCGTACCTACCTTCTGGACACGGCGCACACCTCATGGAGCCACTAACAGACAGGCGAAGGGCTGGGAGCCAAAACAGGTTACAGCGTAGCGGCTACCAGCCCGGAGCCTTCCCAAAAGCATAGGCAATGACATACAGAGAATGGATTACAGCCACAACCCGGCGTTTTGGGGTAGGCAGCGAAGACGTTGAGCTAATCATGGCCAACCAAACGGAGCTTATACCCGACCCGGACGCAACCGTAGAAGCGAAGACGGCGAAGA